ATTTAACAAGCCATGGCTCTCTACCCTTCTCAGGACGTTTTGGCCCTCACATTGTGGGGTGCCAAATGGCTCAAGTTTGGTTTCAACATGGTTGTTGGTAACACACCCGAGGCGCACTTTGCGCAGGGATTACTCCTGGCATTTGATAACTGCAATGTGGCTCCCGAGGCGCTTTTGGTGCTCCGGTCCACATCACTTATGATTCAGGAGGAGACCTACGTAGCCGTGGATGCTAAAGAGATGCCCACGGAGGGGCAGGTCGATGGTCGCGACCTGCAACTTGGAGCCAACGGGGATACCCTGGAAAGGTTGACTCGCACAGCACATCACGCCATTAAGAAGACCGTGCGCATCAAGAAGGGGCATCGCACAACCTTCGCCATGACTGTGGCGAAGCGGGCGTATGTCAAGTTTGGTGCCAGGCCGCTTACAGAGGCGAATACCCTTGTGGTCCGGAAGTGGATCGTTAAGCTCATTGCCGATGAGTACAAGGATTTGCGGGTTTGTGACCAGGCCCTGGTCATAGATAGAGCCACCTTCCTGTCGTTCATACCCACCATGGCTTGGAATAATTATAAATTCATTTTCCATGGCAAGAACGCTGTCACAGATCGTGTGGCAGGGGAAAACCTCTTTTCGAAGATAGCCCAATGGGCTTCCCCTTCGAAATAGGGGTGCCCAGTAGTCATCACAGGGCAGGGTTGCGTCGTTAGCCGCGCACCCGATTGTGCCCAGTTGCGTGTGAAAAGGCTATTGGGAGTCACAAAGAACAGGACATGTATGCGTGTGTCCGGGGTTTCCCCAAACATCCAAATCATCCCGTTCAATAATGACATTACCACACTCGAGAGGGCAGTTAAAGAGCGCGTGTTCTTTGTCAAAAACCTCGACAAGGAATCCAGCGTTAAATTTGTTAGTCCCCCTCGACCTTCACCCGGATTGTTCGCCCAGAGATTGTCAAATACGTTGGGTATGTTGGAAGCTTATCTTCCCTCGACCGCTCCGATGTCACATCAGCAGTTTGTTGATAGCACGCCGAGCCGCAAGAGGAAAGTTTACCAGCAGGCACTCGAGGATATCAGTTGTCATGGGCTGAACCTCGAGTCGGACAGTAAGGTGAAGGTGTTTGTGAAATATGAGAAAACCGACCATACATCCAAGGCTGATCCAGTGCCTAGGGTGATATCCCCCAGAGATCCCAAGTACAACCTCGCTTTGGGGAGGTACTTGAGACCTATGGAGGAGCGCATATTCCGGGCGCTTGGCAAGTTGTTTGGCCATCGCACTGTGATGAAAGGTATGGATACCGATGTCACAGCTAAGGTGATCCAGGAAAAATGGAACATGTTCAACAAACCCGTGGCTATCGGACTCGATGCATCTAGGTTTGACCAGCATGTGTCCCTGGAAGCCCTGGAATTTGAGCATTCAGTGTACCTCAAGTGCTTGCGGCGGGCTGTTGACCGGAGGAAACTCGGCAACATCCTTAAACATCAACTCAGGAACACCTGTTACGGCAACACGCCGGATGGGCAGATATCCTACACTATTGAGGGCACTAGGATGAGTGGGGACATGAACACGTCTCTGGGGAACTGTGTTCTCATGTGCATGATGATCCATGCGTATGGGTTGCACAAGGGTGTCAATATTCAATTGGCAAACAATGGGGACGATTGTGTTGTGTTCCTGGAGCAGGCGGATCTGAAGAAATTCTCGGAAGGTCTGTTTGATTGGTTTCTGGAGATGGGGTTTAACATGGCCATCGAGGAACCCTCCTACGAGTTGGAGCATATCGAGTTCTGCCAGTGCCGCCCCGTCTTCGACGGAGTTAAGTACACTATGTGCCGGAACCCGAGGACTGCCATTGCTAAGGATAGTGTATATCTTAAGCATGTCGATCAATTCGTAACTTACTCTAGTTGGCTGAACGCTGTTGGGACTGGGGGCTTGGCGCTGGCGGGTGGACTGCCGGTGTTTGATGCCTTTTATAACTGCTATAAGCGGAATAGCAGTCCCACGTGGTACAGCCGTAGGAAG